TCTGCCAATGACTACGTTCGAGGGATTAACATGAGCACTTCCGCTGGACTGGTTTATCCAGGAAAGAAGAAGGACCATTCAATTCAATTAGGTCGTGATGGACGATTTGAATGGTCGCTTAATGTTGAAATGGAAAAGCGAGTTGGAGATCAATTGATTTCTTATTCGAACGGAGAGTTGTGTCATCCTATTTTAGGAGCACAGCTTAAGGACGAAGCTCGCCATTACACTAAAACTGATGTTGCTAAGACAAGAGTTTTTTGTAATACCCCCTATGACAACTTAGTTATTCAGAGAATGTATTTAGCGCCTTTCTATACTTTGATGCAGGCCTATAATGATGCCTTTTGCACTGCAATTGGAATCAATATGCATTCAAGCGCAGCCGATGATCTTTACCACTCGTTAAAAGGTGGCAATATCATTCAAGGAGACTACTCAGGCTACGATACATCAATGCCTTTCCAAATTGGACAGGCGGCGTGTGACGTAGTCTATCAGATTTGTGAGTGGGGAGGATATAACTCCAAAGCTCTCACAATTCTGAAAGGGTTGTTGACTGATATGATGTTTCCATTAGTCTTCATACAAGGATCAATTGTCGAGATTCCTGGATTTCAGCCCTCAGGCAGATACGGTACTGCGGAGGACAACTCCCTTCGGGGAGTTATTCTTCTGCAGTATGCTTTTGCTATGATGTGCACACCTCTTGGAAGAGACCACCCCCATAATGTTCACATGGATTACAATCTAGATGACTTTTGGGATTTATTCTTTATTAGAATATATGGTGATGATTTTGTTGTGAAGCTTAATGAAGAAGTAAAGGGATTTGATTGCATTACGTATGCGAACTTTTGTGAAGATGAATATGGCATGAAAGTCACTACTCCCGCCAAAGGAACGGTTGATAAACCATATGTTACCGTTGACGAGGTTGACTTTCTTAAGAGATCTTTTCGTTATCATGAAGGACTTGAGCGATTTGTAGCGGTCTTGGATAAACAGTCTATGGTTAAAACTATGACCTGGATTAAACCTTCCAAGTTCATTTCAAACGAATCACTCTATTGTCAAACATGTAGAGATGTTTTCTTAGAATTATTCTTTCACTCAAGTAAGGTCGAATTTGAAGTTTTGAGAGAGAAGTTTATTACTTTACTCGAAAAGAAAGCAAGAACAGCACGAAGTTCCCTCGAAAGCTATTTTCCGACATGGGATCGTCTAGTTAACAAATATGTTAATACAGATGATCTTCACCCAGAATTGATGCTACACCTTTCAGCACCCCACGTAGCCACACAAACTTTTAAGTTAATGGCAAATCGTGATTATCCTGAAGTAGTTTCTATGGTTAATAAAGCTTTTAAAGAGAGTCCATTTACTCTCTGTGCCGCAGTGTTGGTCTCATCTAGAGACTGGACAGCCGGTGATAAGCTTTATACCATGTCGTATACGGTAGACGGAGGAACGGTGGAACAGCAGATTAAGCAAATGATAGTTACTATAATTGTCATGGCTGCTAGACCAACGCAGTTCTTTGAAGACTATGCGAATGAGAGGAGAAGAGTTCCTGGATGGTTCGAGCGTAACAGGTGGAAGGAGATTGTAACTCACCTTGTTATGGCTGTACCCGAAACTGAAGAGGAACTAAAAGAACAATACGACGAATGGTACAAAGATGATCCACCACAAAGAGGACCTTATAAGTGGTGGGGTAACAGCGAGTATATCCACGTTAATTGGTACAACAAGTTGAATCAAATTGTGGATATTAACCGTGACATCCCCGATGCCCCAAGGCCTACTTTCCAAGCTAAGAAGCTTAGAGCTCAACGGCTTATCGGATCGTTCACACCGCAGATGGATGGTGGTGGAATTATTCAGAGGGACGAAATGCCCACTGATTCCGCCTTTGATGAGCGCCATAAACTCCCTGACTCCGGAGTTGCTTTTCACGAATCCCTCGAAGCATTCGTCGGTAGGAAATTGTTGATTCGTACGATAGAAGTCAATAGGAACGCTAACGGTCCTATTGTAATGAAACCGTACGAACAGTTTGTTAAAGATCCCGCGATTCTGGCTAAAATGAGGAATTACTACACCTTCAACGGTGATTTATCCCTCGAATTTAACTGGAGCACATCGCAATACCATTATGGGTATTATAAGGCAGCGTGGTTTCCACACCATGAAGAGAATCTCACTTTGATGAATATTCTTCGACATGGAAATCATGGTATGATTCAAGCTTACATATCTCAAACTAAATATGTCTGTGACATTAGGTTTGGGATGGACGAGCCAGCAGTCTTACACTGTCCTTTGTTGCTTAGAAAGAATGGTATCCCGATAATGATGAACGAAGCTCAAAATGGTTTAGTCGGATGGGACAAACTAGGCATAGTTATTGTTATGCCTATTGTGGTTGTCGGTCATTACTCTGTAATGAAAGTCCCTGAAGAAATTGCCATCAACTGTTATGGAAATATGGACAAACTTGTTCTAGGACCACCAACTGATACCCCCTTGTCAATTAAATTTCAAGGTGAGGCTGATGAAGGAGGGCCTATTTCCAAAGTTGCAAGCACGGTAGCAGATACCGCTAATGCTGTGAGCGCTGTTCCATTTATTGGAGATTTTGCCAAGTCGACTGAAATGTTCGCCAATTCAGTTGGCTCGATGGCCAAATTTTTTGGATTTAGCAAACCAGATGAAGTACAAGATCTGAAATCGCATAGAATGAGAGTTAGAAGTAATTTTCCCAACTGCTATGGTACTGATACAGTAATCAAGATGACTACAGATCCGCGTCAGGAGTTAGATCTCCCGGCATATGCGGATGGAAAGGACGAGTTGGCTATGTCAACTCTCTGTAGTTATTCTTCCATAATCGATGTCATTCATATTGACTATATTCCTATACCTTTAAGGACTAGGATACTTAGATATCCGGTCACCCCTTGGTTGTCGAAAGTTGACGGATCTGGTGCATATTTAATGTCACCAATGATGTTTGCCTCCTTTCCATATAAAATGTGGAGAGGAGATATAACTTTCAAACTAGAATTTGTGATGCCAAGTAATGCGAGAGGTAAATTCATGGTTTTTTATGAACCTAATGCCTATTTGGCTAAATCTCTTGCTAATGTTCCAGTTTCAATGAATAGAGTTTATGCTGCCACCATTGATGTGTCGGAGTCTAAGACTTTGACCTTCACTACAGGCTACATGAATGAAATTCCCTTGAAACATTTGCCTGATGCTGGATTTCTATTCGAGCGGAGTTCAAAAGGTTTTACCCCCAGCCAGATTGAATACTTAGCTAAGAGCAATTATTGCTCTGGTTTTGTTTCTATGGTTGCACTAACAACACCTTTTCCGCCGATTGATTCAGTTGACAAGTTTCACATTGTGGTCTCTGTGCATTCTGACAATATGTCATTCTATGTACCAAAGAGCATACATGAGATGCATGTCATTGAAGGTGAGATGGTGCGTTCTGTACCATCATGGGATATTGACGAAGCAATCACTCCTAACCAACCAGTTGTAGAGGATTGGGACACTCCCATCAATGAAACCGTTTACCACTTTAATGGCAAACCTTGCTATTTTGAGTGGAGAGGGGATAATTGGTGGGCTGTAGACACTAAAGTTTATGACTGGCCACTGACAGGATACCCGAAAAATTATTATGTTTTTCCAGTTCGTATCACTACTCGCTTGCCGAATAGAGTACACAAACTGCAACTAAATAATTTTGCGATTCATCCCTGGAAGAATGGTCAAGATAAAGTTTTTTATGTACACCAAAACTCTAGAATTGAAAAGAACCCATTAGCACGAGAGATCATCCCGTTCGAGCCTCCTAGTGATGCTCAAAGGGATGATGCTGGTAATTTGGTTTATTGGAAATCACCAACGTCTGAAGTAACATATTTGATGAAAGACATATGTCTAGCGTCTGGAAATGGTACTCTCTGCTCCCGATATTTT